TTCATACCTGTTTCTGTATGGAACTATTACACCTAGTTTATGCATCTTTTTTATCTTTTGGTACTAATTTGTGAAATTCAGACAAATAGTATTGAACTCTACTACTCCAATCATCTTTATCAATTTCTTCAAACCAAACCGTAAGAGCATCTAATGAATTTGCAATTTTTTCCAAAGCTTTAACTTTTTTAGTTTCAAGCATTAATAACTCTTCATTTGAAATGATATTAGTTTGTTGTGGAATTTCATTCTTTGCAACTTCTGTAACTTCTTTTTTCTTTAAAGCCATAACTTATTTATTTTTAGTAATATATGATTTTTTATTTGTATTGCCAAATTATATTGCAATAATTTTTTTAAATAATTTATTCCATTGTTTATATTCATTTTGACCTATATATTCAAACATATATTCTTCATTTGTAACATCTATTTCAAAATTATTACTTCTTATAGATTGATACATTTTTAAATATTCATCGGATGATGCATAATCTTTTCTAATATCTGCAACTTGTTTAATTCGTTCTATACAAGTTGAATCCCATTTAAAATGATGAACCTGAACATTATAATCATCAACAGGTGCAATCAATGGGTGATTCCAACCTTGCCATCTCCATGTAGTATGTCCGTCTATTTTTGCGTAATGTTGGCCAGGTGTAATTTCAATGTGTCCTTTCATTATACAAACTTTATTTGGACAGGCACCACTCATTGGGTATCTAAAAAATCCTGCAACTGGAAATTGTTCAAATATATTTTCTTTTTTATTTATTTTTGGGAAATCACCAGTTTGTCCTATTCTATCAATAAATCCACCTCTTACTAATTCCCAACCATTTCTTTCACATGCTGATATAATTTCATTTAATGGTTTTGAATAAATGTGAAATTCATCATCATCTGAAACTATCCACCAATCATTAGGAAATAACATTTTAGTTTCATTATATAACTGAGTAACATATTCCCAATTGAATTTTTCTTTTGTTACTCTTTCAATAATTTCAGCTTTTTCAAATTGTTTAGTTATTTTTAAAACTTCATTATAAGTACTTGAACCTTCCCATTCATAAACTACAACATACATTTCGTCTACCAAATCTTTATAATGATTCAGCATATGCCACAATGTATCCACTCTCGAACCTGTTACTGTAACTAATCTTATTTTTTTATTCATTCTTTTTTTAATCTTTTCTAGTTAGCAATGCTAAACCAGTGCTTGTAACTTTTTTATCAAACATACGGAAATTTTTTAAATTTACCAAATTCCATTTTTTATCCTCTTCCAATTCTTTAATAAATTTGCAAGGGCCATCGAAAGGAACAAAATTTTCTTTTGCATCCTCAGTTACTACAAATGTGTTATGATAATTTTGGTCGGTGTCGTGTATTGTAATAATTCCATTTTCAGACATGATTGTAGAATATAATTCAAAATCCTTTTTAACTCCTTCATATGAGTGGTCTCCGTCAATGTGTAAGTAATCTATTTTAATATCTTGTCTTACAAAATAATCATAGAAAGTTTTTTCAGAGGTTTCTAAAATAACCTGTGGTTGAAAGTGTTGTCTTAAAAAACTATTTTCATCTTTCCAATCTACATTACCTCCAACACCATTTACAGCGTCTACCATTATAGTAGTTCCAATATCACCCCACTCAGGTTGATTATTACCTTCAAATATTCCTTGTTCCCAAAGGTCTCGCCTAGCTTGTGTCATTAATCGTGGAATAAAACCACCTCCCGACCCAATACAGACACAAACTTTGGCACGATTAAACATTATAAGAGAATAAATTAAAAGTCCGTCTCCCAAATGTAAATCAGTTGCACCATGTGACCAACGATACTTTATGGGTTCTAATGTCATATTCCCATCGGTATCAATTGTGTGATTGTTTGTTAGATATTGTTTTATATATTCTTTATTAAGTAATTGCATATTTCTTTAATCCAATTTTGTTTATTTGTATATTTTGTTAGTCCTTCTCTTAATTTGGAAAACTCTGAATTTACTTTTTCAAATCCATCCTCTTGTATTTCTAAATATCTTTGGTGGAATTCTCCTTTACTACTTGCTCTATATTTGTAATCAATATGTTTCATCCAATCGGTATGTATGATTGGAACTTTACCATTATCAACTGCATCAAAGATTGCATATCCAAATGGTTCTTTTGTATAACATCCATGAAATATTTGAAAATTACCTTCAAAAAATTTATTATGAAATGTATAATCAAATTCCATAAACCTATGATAGTCTGAATTAGTTTTTGACCCTTCTAACATTCTTTTGTAATCATACTTGTTTGAAAATATAATTGATGGAATGTAATCTAAATAATGTGCGTTCTTTCTGGTTTCACATCTTGCAGCGTATCCAATTTTATTAGTTATTATTCCTGTAAATGGTTTATTATGTTTCCATTTATAATAATTTGTAATTGTTTTTGTTTTTGGATATTCACTATGTATCGTATCTTTTTCATAACCTATCCAAACTATATTGTCGGAATTATCTAATATTTCTTTTTGCCATTCCCAATCCACTTTTGTCATTATATTTTCATAGTCAGAATTTAACCCCAACATATCAGGAATAAAAGCATGAACAAATGTAAGATAAGTTTTGTGTAAATAGTTTTTAATAACAGGATTTGGTTTGTAAGAATGGTGTAAGAAAATAATCTTATCACATTCTTTTAATATCCTATCAACTTCTTTTTCATTTTCGTAAGTGTAGATTGCACCAAATTCTTTAATTAAAGGCCTACCATCTATTATAATTCTATAATCTTCTTTAATTAATGGTAAAATGTTTTCTATAAAATTATTGCACCACAAATCGGCACCACCAATAATATTTTTTCCGTAACCTGTTGTAATAAAAACTATCATAATTTTTTTTGATGGTCTGAAAACGGACAACCATATACATCTTCACCATTGAAATATCTTCTACCATTTCCGTTTGGTTTTTTGCCATCCAAAGTAGACCTTTCTATTCCAAAATCAATCATTGCCTGTTGTTCCTCTTCAATTTCCTTATTATTAAATATATCATTTACTTTTACTAATTCAAAATTATCAACAAAATATCTTGGAATCGGTAAAACACATCCAATAAAATCTCCTTTATTTATTATAATTTTTTCATTTTTTCTGGTAACTTTTAGATTAAATGTAAAATCTCTGCGTAAATTATCCGTTTCAATCACACCAGTCATATGTTGAATACCATCAATCCAATAGTTTGGTGGGTTTATTGTCATTAAATTTACACCGGGTGGAGTTCTAAATGTAAAACGATTTTGAATAGTAACCGTTCCCATTCCAAAATGTGAATTTATGGTTTGATAAGATGGATTATCACCATGTTCTAAAATTTCTACTTTAGTATCATTTTTAGATTCACCACCATTCCATTCTACTGAAAAAGCTTTTAGGGATTTTATACCAAATCCATATTGATTTCCAATTACTAATGGTAAACAAAAATATGCATGTTTAACAAACCAATCTCGTTTTTTATTACCTTTAAATGATTCTACTATGAGTTCCATAGAATTATTAAAAATATCATTTTCCGGTATCGTAACTATTTTATTTTCAGGAACCTGTATCATTTATTTCATTTTATATTTTTCGTTGAAAGTCCAAAAGGAAGTTAGTGTATACCTTATACCATTTTTAATTGGTTTTACACCATGTAAATATTCCAATGTACCTGGAAAAAATACCAATGTATTTGGTTTTGGTTTTAATTCTATATTGTGATTTGGAAAATATATTTCACCACCTTCATAATTATCATTTAAGTATAAGACACATCCAAAATCTCTCCAATGTAAAGGGTGTGGTTCGTTATTTGGGTTTTGACCATCCGCATGTGGATGTTGGTAATCACCATTTTCCCACTTTACAATTCCCAGATAGTCTGGATATATTTCATCATTTATATTGAAGTCGGATTTTATTGTTTCTCGTACAACTTTTAGATAATCAAAACGTTCAGATTCATTTTGGTATATAACTCTACCAGACCAAACATTATTCGGTGTTCTATTTCCCCAATTAGTAATTTCTTTAGAATATTTTAAATATTTTTCAAAATCACTATTGGGTAAAAAATTTTCATGTATAGAAATATAACTTTTCATAATATATTTTATTCACATTCACAACCTGTAGCTGTATATGCTCTAACTGGATAATTTGCTGTTCCTGTATATGCTATTCCATCGAATTGTGAAAAACAATTACCGGCAATTGTTAAACTATTTGGTGCATCACCTGTTATTTGAACCGTAAATATAGGAGACTGGTATGCAAGTCCACCTGTACATCTTACATAATCGTAATAGTATATTGTTGGCGGAGGTGGTGGAGGTGGTGGTGGTGCCGTACATGCACTTGTTGTATTTATATACCCGTTTCCTTCAACATAATATACCGTTGAACCATCTGAATAATATCCATTTGATGCATATCCGTATGCATCATTTAACAATGTACAACCATTGGTTAAACTATTACATGTACTATAAAACGGATTAGTTCCTATCACATTACACGCTGTATATGCATCACTTGAATGATATTTTAAATTAAATAAATAATACGTTGGTGGCGGCGGAGGTGGCGGCGGAGGTGGAGGAGGCGGAGGCGGAGGCGGAGGAGGTGCAGCTGCGGAATAACCTAAGAATTCTTTCATACCATGTGGTGCAGTTTTCCCAGCAGCTTCGGAATATACTCTTAATATATTAGATGTAGAACCCAATTCATTTTTAATTTGTGACATTTTAATTGGACCAGATGAAGGTAAAGCCATATATTATTTTATTTAGGCCAACAATTTAATGAATATCTTTTTCCATCGGTTAATTTTTTAACTCCATGTAAAATATTTGAATCAAAAATAA